CGTTTGCAAGGAGATCCACCCCTTCGGCTTCTTTCCTTGCATTCTCATCCACGTCCTGCACCAGGCCGAAGTGACATGGCTCAAAGGGTATGAAATAAAGGTTCATTGAGCCTCCACGTCCGATACGTCGGGGACAATTGCTGTCACCGCGCAGGGCAGGGGAAGATCAGAGACGATGGATAGGTAGGCATCATCGCGCAGAGATTCAAGGATCGAGCACCGGGCATACCCCGAGTATAGCGTTGGGTTGACGGCCGATGGCGTAGAGGAGTTCAAGACAAGTCCTCCGATTCCCGTGTCCCCCATCTTTACATAAGTCATCGGAGAAAGCCCCCCGGCGTTTGGCGTGGTGAACTGCCCAGCTCGCATATACAACGTATTGTAGACCCTGAATCTCGCTTTCGGTATTGCCTTCTTCTTTAGTTGCCCCGTCCCTTCCTGGGAAGGAGGGACAAGAGGCATCGTGGTGACTTGCGAAGTAAAGTTGAGACCGCACACCGCGTTGTTCGCGCTCACTCCTTTCGGCAGGGTAAGCACCCCGCCCGCGGGGACCGCCGTCCCGATGTACACGCCGTCCGCGACAACTTCGAGAGTCGCCCCGTTAAGCCCAGTATCCACGGCCATCGTCGTAAACTTCACGGCGTTCGTCTTGAACGTCGCACAATCAGAAAATATCGCCTGGGACTGGCTCGACCAGTACGGAGTGGCAAGTTGCTCGATGAAAGTGTAAGTGGTCCCCCCGATAGTCCTTTGCACCGCAATGTGAACAATATCCCTTCCTCCGTTCCCCTGGAGGTCGGTACCGGGCACTACGCAAAGCCCTACGATGGTCCCCGAAGTCTGGAATCGCCAGAAGCTTCGAGTCCCGTAAACAAAATCCCAAAGCATGACCGCGCAGGTCCCGTCATTACGCAAGTACCACACGTGGCGCTCGGGAACCACTTGGATCGCTTCCTGCTGGATAGGGTTGTTGATGAAAAGATGCTCTGAAAAGAACGTTATGTCGTCAGGGGGAATGAACGGATTGGCCGCCCCCTGCCAGTTGAAGCGATAAATCTTCTGACCGTCGCGCTGGACGAAAAGCATTCCGCCTGTGACAAAGATAGGCTGAATGAACCCCGCCCCGTCATTGGCGACGATGTTCGCCGAGAAGTTGTTAGCCGTGGAAGCCCCCGGGGCGATCCACTCGCCCGACGCACTCCCGATAGCAATATCGATTGCGTTTGCAAGCCACGCGATCTCATCGTCGTACTGAGAGTTGATAGTGTAGTCGAAAGCGTCATCGTCATCCACCTGGTCTTGGAATGCCGGGGTAGGAGTGAAGGTAGGCGGGGTGGTTGTCGGTGTCCCGTCCGAGTTCGTTTGCAAGACCGGCACGGAGAACGTGGAAATCTCGCTCCAGCGCATGTACACGATCCCGTTGGCCCCCGTGGGGTCGGCAATGGGGTCATATATCCCGACCCCGCTTGCGAATACATCTTGTGGCGCATTCTTCGTGTTAGCCATGAAAAGACGCTGGTACATGACCGCGCACGTTCGTGGATAGTTCCCGGAACCAGAAAAAGGCGCTGGTTGAAGCGTGAGAGTGAACGTGTCCCCGACATGGGTTCCCGTCGCTGCCTGGCTGATGGTCGAAGTGTAGGTGAGAGGCGAACTCCCCACCGTCGGTGCAACCGCCGTGATGTAGGTCCCCGCTGGGATATCCCCATCGGCGTCAGTGAGGAGCCACGTGCTCTCTGCGGGAAGGAGGTTCGTAGGAACGTTGTCCACCGTCACACTCCCGTGCGTGTTCCCCGTAAAGGTGATCGTGTTGGTGGAGTAGGTGAGCACCAAGTAGGTCAGGGTGTTCGGGGTGGTCCACCGGATGCGGGCCGGGGGGTAGCCCTGATGCGTGATAAAAAGGTCAGGGAACGAGGAATAGAATTGGAGGCTTGGAATATCAGCGGTCAGATAAGGGATGACACCGCCGACTGTCCCTATCATGACGCCGTTTAGCCATATCTGGATTTCCTGGTTCGTGAACTCAAGCGCGTACCCTTGCGTCTGACTGACGACGAAAGGAACCAACCGGGCAGAAACATCATTGAAAGAATGGCCGCAGACAAGAGTCCCCGGGCTTTTGAAAAACCCACCTTGGCCCTTCGGTACGAATCGGAGAAAGGTTGAAGCCCCCTTGTAGTAGACGGGCATATCCGAACGGCCGTAGAGCCACGGGGAAAGTTCCCCTGCCGAGAAGTCGCTTACCAAAGGAGTTGTGGTCGGCATACATTACGGGGGGCCGCCCCAGTCGCCTGTGTACGGGCCCCGGTCACTCCACCATGTCTGTCCACTGTCCGGTAAGTCGTCCTCCTTGTCCAGCGCATTCTTTCCCACTGCCCGCGTGAGCAATGCCGCGTACTCCTGCTGATACGGCGCGGCGACCCCGTCCACTCTCGCGGTAGCTGACGGGAGAAGCTTGCTTGCCAGCCTGATGACCACGGCATCGCAGAAAAGTGCATCGTAGTAGACGGTCCCCAGGGGGAGTTCCATAACGTACTTTGCGTACGGGTTTCCGTTGGTGGGATCGAGGTCCGTATAGTAGTAGCCTTCGTTGATATAGGGGGTCATGACAATGTGCAAGTACTTTCTCGGATACGTGAAGACCCACTGCGGGAGAATGGCGTACAGAAAGCACGTGTGCAGGCAATCACTGGGGACGACATACGTGTACCAGTAGCCGGTGTTGTTGATGACCTGGAAGAACACCGTCCCTGACCCGTTTGCCGTCGCGTTGTTCGAAATCGTGATCTGCGTGGCACTTACGATCGAAGCGATGACCGTCCCGACGGGGATGCCGGTCGGGGGGAGGTTCTGTCCCAGCGCGCTCGTGATGGTCCATCCCGCGAAAAGCCCCGCGGTGGAACCGACTGTCATGATGTTGCTGTTCGCAAACCAGCTCGCCGTCTGCTGGATCATCGCCAGGGGCAGCGCCGCACGCTTGATGGCGAACTTCCATTCGTTCGCCATCAGCTCTTCGTTCCGCGTGGACTGATACTCAAGTGCGGCCCACTGACCCCACTTCGAGATGTCAAGCCCCGAGACGTCGGTCACTGCGGCATCGTAGGCTTGCCCCGCGCGCCACAGCGCCTTGTTGACCATCTGTACGTCGGTCAGCCCGAACATGGACTACCTCGGGTTCTTGTGGTGGATCCCCCCGCCATGATTCTGAATGATGATATGATGGGCTCCCTTCGGCGCGGTACGCTCGCTGATCTTCGACACCGTCCGCTTGATGGGAGTCCGTCCCATCTTCGACTGCCGGTTCTGACCGGGGTCCCGAGGCTGCCCCACGTGCGCCCTCTCCATCTCATCTGCGCTCGCCATTGTATCCTCCCCTTGAAATTAGGGGCGGGTAAAACCCGCCCCGCTAGTTGTTACAGCACGTCCACATTCGCATTGACAGCGCCAGCAGTGAACGGCCCGTTGGTGACCGAGTAGTACATCCTGATGTATCTCTGAAGCGGCCCCGGAGGGTTGACGCTTCCAGAGATGCTCGGAAGCTGCGTCTGGATGAGACGCGCCCCCGGTATGGTCAGTACGGAGAGGGGTTCGAGAAGGTAGTCCCCGAGGTCCGTGTTGAACCAGTTGATGTTGTCCGCCGAGTCCTGCAAGAACACTGTCAACCCTGCGTTGGCAGGCCCCTGGAAGATCTGGAAGACATAGACCGAAAGCAGGTACGTGGAAAGAGAGCCTCCCAGTACCCCGCGTGCTCCGTAGCCACCTGCCCCGCCGGGGGAAGGGACGACGGCCCCGAGGTCGAAGACCCCGGCTCCCGCTGTCCCGAATCCCGTGTTGGGGTAGTTCGATGCGGCGCTCACTGTGATGAGCTGTCCGCTGGAAAAAACAAAAGCATCGTCCAACATAGTCAGCTCCTTTCTCAGCTTGCAACCGGCTCGAAGACCACGGTTGGAGTCGTGATGATGGCGCCCGTGAACGGATTGAAGTCCGGCGTGGGTGCCCCTGGGTAACCCGGGGTCGGAGCGCCGATACCGCTCGTCCCGAAGGTCACCGGCATGATTCGCTCGCACAGCTTCACCGGCACCATGTGGCAGTGCAGCACCCTGCGCCCCCATGCCTCATCCATGGTGAGCCATACGTTGGACTTCTGCTCCAACGCCTGATTCATCTGGGTCCACACGGGTCGGTCCGCATAGGTGACCACTCCGTCAAGAATGTCGTCGGGGAACTGTGAGTAAGCGGCGATCTGCCAGTAAGCGGAGTTGGGCTGGGTACCAACGGGTACGTTCGTCGGGTTTCCCCATGTCGATGCCGCCGCCGGTCCAACGTCGATGTTGGCCACGCGCTGCACCGCCCGGGGGTCCTCCATGACCGAACCGAACTGGATGATGTAAGTAGACACCATCGCCCAGAAGTACCGCGCGGGGTTGTTGTTGTCAGGGACAAGCTGTTCCCCGCCGTCTTTGATGATGATGAAGTCCCGACCGCCGCGGGGGAAGGTGAAGTAGAACCCACCCGGCCCCCACTTGATGCTATAGGTCGAAGACTCCCCGCTCATCCCGCCGGCGGTTCCCGGGGCTCCACCCCCGGCGATCCTGCCGCCGTTGTCCTGGACGCTGGGGCCGATAGGACCGCCAGATGCCAGGTTGGGAAGCATCGTCCATATCCCGTTAATCTGGTCTTGGAACATCTGCATGTTCCCGTACAGCATTCGGTCGTGGACGGTGTTTTTCATGCCCGAGATGGTGATGAGGTCCCGCCCGGTCCTGAAACCTTGCGGGTCCCTTTCTCGCTGAAGAATCAGCACGTCAATTTTCGTGTTGACGGCGACGCCCTGGATCGGTGCGACCACTGGCATCGTGACCGGGTTTTCCCAGCCGTAGCCGAGGTTCGCCCGTACGTCAGTCCCTTTCGGCTTGGAGAGGACCTGCTGGAAAGAGTGCGAATTGAAGTTGTTCGCCTCTACCCAGTGGCCTTCCTCCAAGAAGGGGGCCTTGTACGAGATAACATCGACGATTGCCAGCACTCGACCGTCAGAGCTGTAATTCTTCGCCATCTCGGCCATCGTATAGACTGATCCGAAAGACGAAGGCATAGGGGATCACTCCCCCCAAATTATTCCGTTCTTACGCGGTACTTCCCACCGTAGTAGTTCGACTGCTCCATCTCGGGATGAAGGTTGATCTGCCTCGGTTTCCCGTCAGGTCCGGGGATCGAAGGCAGGCCCGGCCTGTTCCATTCGGTCTGCGTTGGTCGCCTTTCGGCACCAGCCTGCGAGCCTATCATGGAATCGTCGGCCATCTTCTCCCCGATGGACACCCACGCCTTCATGAACTTCGGATTGTCGGTTATCCGCAACCCGTCCATGGTGCGAGTGTTGTTCAACACCTCCATCAGATCCGGTGTCATGTAGCGGGCCATGGCCTCGCCCATGAGCTGCATCTTGCGGGGGTAATCGTCCTTGTACTCGCCTTTTAGCGCGTCAATCGCCTGTGCGGAATCCTTGGCGTTCTTCTCGGCGCGAGCTTTCAAGACCGCGTTGTACCGCTGCGTCTGGAGAGCATTCCAGTCGGTGAACATTTTCGCCGCTCGCTCGTTGGGGACGCCAGCCTCGAAAAGCTCCGCTCGGAACCACTTCTCCAGATTTTCATCATACGGAAGTCCTTTGGGTAAATTGTCTGGTTTTTGAAGCTGATATCCGTCCGGTCCGTCTGGTCGGCCAACTGCTTTGTAGAATTGGTCCCATGCTTCCCTAGGAGCGTCTTTCGCGGGTACTCGAACTGCGCCGGCATCTTGCTGCGAGGTTCGCCAAGCCTTGAAGAGTTCGGGAATGCCTTTGGGTAGCTTTGCAGCTAGTCCAGGATCCTTCTCGATCTCCTTCAGGAGCGCCTCACCATCAGAGCCAAGCTGGCCTTTCACGTATCCGGGGACTTGCACCTTAGAGGTATCTGCTGAGCCGCCAGTCGCGGCAACGCCGCCGGTAGCTCCTTGAGTAATTGTCTGATCTAAAGCCATTGCATCGGCCATATAGTCTCCTTATACCACTCTCTCAGCGTGAAGTCAACTTACCTTACCTGGGCCATCGCGTCGTCTGGCCGCTCGTATTCGATCAAGATTGTGATTTTTGCGGGGTTTTTGAGATTCAGTGATGGGGCCCCCCGCATCTCTTTCAATATCGCCAAGGCCTCGTTGTGCAGCGCGACGTCTTCGGCCGACTTCACGGTCTCCCAAAGTTTTAATCGCTGCATGAGGTAGCCGAACGCTTCCATCGCCATCTCCGCGCTCGCCCGCCCCGTGAAGGTCGCCGTCAGTATGTCCCCCACCGTCGGTCCTTGGTCCCGTCTGCCGAACAACATCCGCTTCCTCCTTCGCGTAGGGCTCCCACTCGCCTGACTTGTAGATCCGCAGGTTCTCCCCCTCGGGGTTCACTACAAGATAGTCGCCAGGGGAGAAGTACTGCTGGCCGTACATCGTGGTGATGAAGGGAAGCCCATCGGTGTTGTCACTGAAGCTGATGCCTTCGCGGTCCGCAAACACAAGGCGATGGGCGAGCATCTTGTTACCGTGGAATAGGTACGATTTGAAGTCCACTATCCCGCCCCTCCCGGCCCGCCGGTTTGCTTCACAAGCTGTTCCGCCGGGCTCCCCGCGTCCGGCGCCTGCGTAGTATTTTTGTAGCCCTGGGCCATGCGTTCGGCTGCCTGCATCTGCTTCTCCTGCTGAGCCATTTTCGCCTTCTGCTGACGGAGCTGAATGAGAGTGTCGGGGTCCTGCATGACTTTCGTCGGCGCTCCGTCCGCTTCGAACAGCACATCGAAAAGCTCATCAGGCTTCAGCTTGTCCTTCATCTCGGGCCACACCTGCATGAGAGGGGCCTCACCAACCATCCGGGCGAGGAACGGGGAAAGACCCTGCGTCTGCACGAACCTCCGAAGCGCCACGGCTATCGGCCCCAGAAACTCTATGTCCACGGGACTCTGCGCGTACTGCGCCAGGGACACCGGCGGCGTGGGCGCCCTGCCGTTCTTGATGAGCACGGCGACCGTGGAGTTTATCATCGGGCAGAGAAGCTCAAACTCAAGCCTGCCGACAAGCGGCCCCAGGATGGACGCCTTCTCGCCTTTGATCTCGGCGATCTGCATCATGTTCATCCTCTGGGTCATCTCGGTAAGATAGGAAAGGAGCATGAAAGTTTTCGCCTTGAACTTGTCCCGAAGCTCGTCGCGCATCTTCATAATGGAGTCCATCCCTATGGGGTATTCGCTTCGGTTGTTGAAAAGCTCCCGGATGCTCTCCCCCTCATTACCCGTGGTCCATGTCACCCCGTAAGGCGATATCTTGATCTTCCCTTTGAGTGTGTCCTGCGCCACAAGGGGACGTTGCACCGACAGCTGGGCAGCATCCAACAGGTAGTGCATCGCCGAGTTGAGCTCCGCGCTCTCATAGATAACGTCCATCGCAGGCCCACGCCCGTAGTCCTCCTGGCTGTTGAGCCGCCAGCACCATGTGGTCTGGGGCCACGCATCAAACCCGCTACGCCGCAAGATGATCTTCTCGTTGTACAGCAGGTATACGCTTGCAACCTTCTTGTTCTCCGAGGTCCACTTCAAGGTGTCGCGCTCCGTGTTCAAGTACATGCAGTGCAGCACGATGTGCCGGCTGTACGGATTCTTCGTGACTTCCTGCCGCAACTGCGGGGTGAGATTCTCCTCCCCGAACCGATCCGCGATATTCCTCATAGTCATGGGGTACTTGCGGTGTCTGACGTTAATGATGCCATTGTCGTCCCGGGCTATGAAAATCTCCCTCGGGTGATGCGTCTGGTAATGAAGCCTCCCCAGCTCGGGAAGCCATAGCGGGTTGTCCACGGTGGCGATGCCGTTGAATACCGCATCCAGGTACGCCTCGTTGAATTGGTCGTACATGTCGGACTGCGCCATCTCAGTCAAGGAACAGTCCTCAACCTCATCGATCCACATGCGTCCGATGTAGTCCTTCTGCGCCAGCTTGTTCCGAAAGTGCGCGGCCCACCACACCATACCCTTGATCGCAGTCTGACCTTGCAGCCGGTCAGCAAGATCCTGGCCGGCGCTGGACGTGGTCTGGTCGTAAATCTTCTCCCCCGTCTTCTCCCCTAAAAGCCTACCGCGCCGCTCCCCCAAGTCCCACACGCTTCGCCGCCCCGTGCCGATATCATCGATCAAGTCCCAGGCGGCATCTACAAGGCATCGGTTATCCTCGAGCCACCCCTGGCGCTTGACCAACTTCTCAGCAAGCTCGCGGTCCTTGCTCGATTGCTGGTGCCACGGCTGCTGGTTGTAGCTGACATCCGCGTCGTGAGTTGTTGCGCCCCGTGTGGCGACGGTACCGGGAACGGGCATTCTACGCTCCCTTGTTCTTTGTCCGGTTCATCCAGAACTGACGTTCGGCCTCACTCATATCGTGCCATTTGTTGAGCCATTGCCCCCGGCTTCCAAGAGTGTTCGCGTCGTTCACGCTCTCGTATACTCGCGTGGCATCCTCGTATTCCTGCTTGCTCATCCCTGAGGGCCCCGCGACATCTGACACGTTACCCCCGCCCACTTGTTGCATCGCCGAGGGATTCAACTCCCCCGTCATGAGACTGCCGGTTTTCCCGGGGTTCTCTTTGAGCATCCCTCCGAACTCTTGCGCGGTCTGCGCCTTTGTAGCGCTACCGACAGGCTGCGTCCCCGCTTCATCCAGGAACTGCTGCCCGGTGTCCTCATCGACCCAGTAGTCGCCTTGTTTCTTCAGCTTCTTCCGTGGCGCGGCCTGTTGCATGGCGGATGCACCGCCGGCCAACGAACCGATATCTTCAGGCATCGCTACCTCCACTCTTCGCTCAAAAGCCGGTCCGTGTGCCGCTCGCTCTTCTGCGCTTCTTCCACCCACGCACGGAAGTGTTTCTCACAAGCATACTTTCTCGATCCGCGGATGAACACGTAGTGCGTCCCTCGATCCATGCACTGGAAGCACAGCGTCTTGCTCGACGGCTCAAAATCACCGGGGGGCTTATCCCGAGACCGAATGTAGTTCGCCACTAGAACTCCCCGCCCGCGTACTGGTACGGCGGCGGCGTCGGGACCACCAAGGTTTGCGGCTCAAACTCGTAGGTGATCTTCGTAAATGGATCGACGACCGTCACCTTGTTGCACGCGATCCAGACGATCGTGCCGATCTTCCCGCTCAACAAGTCCTGGACCGTCATCCCGATGGTAAACGGATCTTTTCTCATCATCACGCTCCCGCTCTTTCTGCGAACGCCTTCCATGCGGCGTCCAACTTGTCCAACATGGACTGCAAGTCGGCCACAATGTTCGTGGCTATCCTCGCAACCGCCTGCGGATCGATCTGCCCGAACTCGTTGATGTTCATCTGGCTGTCCAACTTCTTCCCCAATGTCTGAAGCGAAAGCCGAAGTTCGTAGGCGAGGCACTGCGCCTCGGTCTGCGCCAGCCACCCGTCGATAGCCTGGTATCGCGTGACTTCCGTCATTTCTTTTCCTTCGGCCGCCCGCGCTCGCTCTTCGTCAACGCCTGCCAGAACGCTCCGTTCACCCCGGTGGCCATCCCGCCTTGCAGCTGCCAGCCATCAACAAGAAGCGCCTTCACCTTCGCCTCAAAGTCCGAAGAACCGTTCGACCACACCACGCGATAGTCTTTCACTTTCCTTCGTCTCCTTCAAAACATGATCGAGACAGAACCTATCAACAGCATTCCATTGGGTGTCCTTGATAGGGCTCTTCACCCTATAATACGACTCCAGCCAAAACCAATGACCGTCCTGACAGAAGTGCGGCAATAGAGCAAACTTCTTTTTGATCGTCGTTTTCCCATAGGCAAACTTCATTTTACGCCTCCTCTAAAGGATGCGGGGGAGCGTATGCGCGAGACGACTCTCTGCCAGATACCGTCCCTTGGTACCACTCCTCCCGCATCACCGTATTTCATATCATCACCTCCCAAACCTGCTGTCAAGGTCCACCGTCGCGCTCTCCCCTCCGCTGTACACTCGCTCGGCTCCTGGGACGACCATCTGCTGGCGCTCCCACGGCGGCATAAAGTTGTTCGTTATCATCCTGCTCTCAAGCGACTCTTTCGCCGCCTTCATCATCGCGGGGAAGAAGATCGGGACCACCAGATACTGAAGCGCATCGTGAATGTGCGAGAACGGGTTTTTCTTCGGCTCATCGTGGAATGCGTTGATCCCCATCGTCGGGCGCTCGGCGTACACATACCCACCCTGGAATCCGTTGATGAGCCCGACGCACGACGGGTCTATCAGAATCCCGTCACGCATCTTCAAGAGTTGGTCCACGCAGTTGATCCGCACGTCCAGAGCCTGGATCGACGGCACAAGCTTTATCCCGCACGCTTCCATGGCAAGCTCGGCGTTCGACGTCATCCCGCCTTCCTTTGCGCTGAACTTCGAGAACGCTGCCGGGTCACAATAGTGCGTGCACGTGTACCCCGGGAACTCCTGCTCAAGCTGCGACAACACCCAGTTGGTATAGTCGATGATGTTCATTCGCTCGTCGGTGAACTCCCGCAATACCTGAAGCTTGAACGGGCCCACGACCTGCCCCACGATGCACGCTAGGTTGTTGTGCCCGTTGTTGTCCCACCCGGCGTACAACGGAACGCCTTTATCCTCGCCCGAGTACGGGTCGATCTGGCGCACCCAGAGAAGCGGGCCGTTCGCCATGTGCGTTCCGTTCTCTGTGTCGTAGTTGCGATACACTCCTTTACCCTCCGGCTTGAATCCTGGTTTCCCGCTCACCAGCATTGACCGCATCTCGGGCGATTCAGGGAACTCATCCAGCATATCCTCGTAGTAGCCAGGCCGCAGGTTAGCCTCATTCTCACGCGGCAACTGCCACCAGCCAATGTATCCCTTCGCCGGCCGTCCTTTCGGCACCGGCCCCGGCGGCCGACGCATCTCGAGTGCACCCGTCTTCGCGTCTATCTTCGTCCCCACCCAACGGTACTTGCGGTACATGATATGGTTGATCGGCATCGGGTTTGATGTCTCCACTCCGTAACGCACCGGGCTTCCCTTGTGCTCGACACCGAACGGGTCCACGAAGTCCCTCGGCCAGCGACCTAGACGGGTTATGAGCATGTACTTCGCGTACTCGTGGACCTCGTGCGCCTCGTCGATCCAGTAACCTGTCAGGTTCATCGACCGTAGCTTGTCCATGCTGTCGGGCTGGTCCAGCGATCGGAAGTACAACTCCACCCCGAACGCCGGGCATCCTTTGGACTTCGGGAAGCGTATCACCATAATATGCCGCTGTGCGTACCAGTGATTCTGCGGGAACCACGAGTCTATCTCGTACCAGTCCGTGTCCATCAAACGGTCGTACGTCTTACGGACCACGGCCCAGCGGGTGTGCGTGATGTTGTACATCCTCGCCATATGGCGCGGAAGCAGGTAGCAGATCTCCCACAACGCCGCTGTCGTCTTCCCGCTGCCGACAGCTCCGACGATGGCACGGAATGGTGCGTCAGATTTGTGGAAGGC